TTTAATCTTTTTACCCATATTCTTAGGCATCGCACGTACATCAGCCAAAGGCATAAAGTACTGATGATCCCTAACAGAAATAAGGGCTTTTTTAAAATAATAGTCTGTTATTGCTTGTGGGCCTATATCCGAAGCAGTTCCACTAGCAGTACTAGACGGTTTATTATAAGCACTTTCGTTAGCCATAGTAATTTCCTATTTAATAGTAATTAAAATTACCGATTAGCATACTTCTTCATAAAATCAGCATCTGACAATCCTAAAAAATCTTCATCAGTTGATGATTTTTTTGTAGTAGTCTGCTTAACCGGTGCTACTGCTTTTCGTTGTTTATTACGATCAGCATTAGCTTGTGAGTTTGTATCAGACTTACTTGATACTTTAGGAGTAGTACTAGGATTATTACCTTGTTCACTCTGTAATTTAAGAAGACCATTTTTATGCATGTTTTCAGCAATTTGACGATATGCTTCTACATCAGGAATACCAGCTAGTTTACCTAACGTTTTTTCCTGTTGTAACACAGCATTAACTTGATCAAATACACCGTTACTCATATGAGTATTAACAATACTAATGATTTCAGGATTGTCTGAAATAGTTGTTTTACTTTCAGTATCCCATTCCTTAGTCAAAACGTTAATAGTTTTATTAAAAGTATCAGTATCTTTGATTTCATCAAGTATTTGGTCTAAATTATACTCTTTATCAGTAACAGAGTAATCAGTTGGTTGGTAATCCGTAGGTACATCCTTGTCGATGTCTAAAGGATCTATATCACTTTCTTCTATAAGCTTAGCGATAGCTTTAGGATTCTTTTTAGATAAATCAATTAGATTATGTAATTTTGCTTCGTTAAGAAGCTCATTTTTCTCTAACATCTTAATTAACTTAAGATTAGGCTTTAACTGTGCCATCTTCTTTTGGTAATTAGCACCCATCTGCATTAGACGGATGATATCCTCAGGATCCTTAATTTGCATATCAACGCCATTGGCTTTGAAAGGTTCAGACACCTTTTTATACGCACTTTCGTAATCAAACTCTTTTGTTTCCGGAGTATCCCCCTTTGTGTCAGTTGAGTCTTTCTTACTAGTATCAAGAGATTCTGTCTCATTACTATCAATAGAAGTTTCAGGCTCCGTCTGGGTATCCCCTTCAGGTTGGCTTACTTCTTCATCAACAGTGGTATCTTCAGTTTGCTCTTGTGCATTACTATCCTCTTCTACTTGCGTATCAGAGGTTACATCATTATTATCATCAGTTTGATCTGATGATTTAATTTCTTGATCAGTTGATTCTTCTGTATCTGGATTATTATCTTCAGATAATAAATCAGCAGGATTTTTTTCTAAAAATTCTGCATCAGATAAGCCTAAAGAGGTTTGAGTCATACAGCTACCTCCTCAGCTAAAATTTCTTCTCTAGTTTGTTCATGCTCTCCTACAGCTTGATCCATTTCAGCACCACGTCTCATAACTGATTCAATGTAGTTAGCTAATGCACCAATACCGTATTGCATGTTATCAATAAGTTTCATCTGTTCAGGGCTAAGATTAGAACTTTTAGCCATAACTAATCTAGCTGCTTCTTCTTTAAAATAACCTTCAGTAATAACATCTTTAAATGCTTTACTTTCAGTTAATTTAATACAATTATCTCGCAGTTTTCTTAACTTATTAGCCATTTCAATTTGAATTTCAACTTGCTCGATTTCTTTCATGTAACTCCTTATGGTTTAGTTAATGCGTCAAATGCACTTTTATCAAGACCAGCTAACCTATCATGCTCCTTTGTATTCATGTTAGATTCTCGATCATACTCTTTACTTTCCATATTTTGAGCATGTTTTCTATCAGCTGATTCTGCATCTCGTGCACTAGTTACTCCAGATTCTTTTTCAACAAAATCAAGATCAGATAAATCAGAACCGCTGTGCATACTCCTTGCTTTAGCTTGTTCTGTTTCAGTTTTAGCTGTTTTAAGAGCTACATCTACTTCATTCTCACGACCCTTAGCAGTTTCATTAGCTACTTGAGCTTGTAATAGTGCAAGTTCAAGTTGAGCTTTCTGTTGTGCCATCGGATCAGGTTGAGGTTGATACTCAGTAATACGTTTAGCTAAATCAGGCATTTTGCGTAATTTAGCGATATCAGCTAAGATCATAAAACTCATTTCTGGGGGCATAGTATTACCCATAGTTTGTAGCATAAAAGCTAACTCACTAGCTTTTTGCTCATCCGCTTCAGCAGTAGAAATATTAAGCTTAATATCATATTTACCACCTAAGTCATTGCGGTTAATTGCTACAAATTCTTCATTAGTGATGCGAATAATTTCTTCATCTTCTAAGAATTCTGAATTCATAGAAATAACTTTACGTCCAATTTGATTTAACCCATTAGACAATCTGCGTAAAATACCTAGCTCCCGTTTAGATGTAGCATCAAGTGCTGATCTAATACCAGTAGCTGTAGCTCCTAAAGCTTGTCCTGAAATACCTTGAGTAAATGCTTTAACACCTGTTAATGCTTCAGCATCGTTATTTTGCATGTTTAATACTTCAAGAGCAGACCGGGGAATCTCAGGGTATATCTCCATATGAAATGCTTGTTTAGGATCTACATTAGCATTAAACTTGTAATCTTCACCTCGTTCAAATTTACGAGCGTTAGTTACATCAAGGGCATCTTTTCTAATACCTTGTTGCCCACTAGCGCTACGGCCAATAATGTCAATAATGCCACGAGTAACAGCACCCACGATTTTTTGATTATCTTCGATAAGAGCTGCATCTGGTTCTCCGTATATATTTTTACGTCTAGGTAGGTATTGAACTAATACAAAAGGAAGTTTTTTATCTGGATAAGGATTTTCTTCTAATCTAATAAAAGTACTACCTACCCAAGTAGCTACAAAAGGTTTAACCTCCCCAGTATCATCAATATCCCAATATCCCCAGTATTCACGAGCAATAACTTTCTTACGTGCTTTATCTTTAAATGTAAAAGAATCATCATCTGAATTAACTGCATGATCAGGTTCAGACAATACTGAAGCACTTTCAAAGTTAATATCATCAAGATTTTTATACCGTCCATCTTTTTTAAGTTCTGATAATGAAGTTTCAAAACTAAACACAGCAAAATTAGCTTTTTCTATATCCCCTTCACAAGTAGGATCTAATACTAAATTGTTATAATCACATACTGTTAATACTGGTTGATTCTTAGTAGTAATAGTTTTTGTTGACGCTTTTTCACCTGTTTTAACTTCTTGTTGAATAGGTTGCCCATCTGGGCCCGCAACTACTTGCACTTCTATTATATCTGTATAGACTTTACGTTTATCTTCTTCAAATTCCCAACCTACACGTACAACTACAGTACCTTCATCTACAGCTGTACGAATATAGTTATCAATAAAACTTACTTTATCCATACGGCAGTTAAGCTGGTAATTTAATAACATACCATTTTGTACTGCTGCTTCTTTATCTTCAAAAGTTTGAGGGGAAGTGTTAAATAAATCATCTGTAGATAGGAATGGTTCTGATAAAGCAGCGTAACGCCATTCAGCTTGTTTACGCGCTAATCGAGGTACGAGTTTAGAACGACCTCTCTTTGCATTAATTGTTTGTTCCCCATTAAGTACTCTTAACCAAGCATCTACTTCATCAGTATGAACTTGATGAGCTACTCGAGCAGAATCATAATCTGCTTTAAGCTCTGCAAGAGTAGGAGGGTTTTCCCAATCTACTAAACTAGCAGCATCTGTTTCAGTTGTATCTAAATTAGGATCATCTTCATGACTCATATCTTTATTACCTATTAACTATATTTTATGGCTTAGTAACACTTGCTATATGTTTATCATAGCTACTGTATTTCTTTTTAAGAAACTTATCAACTTTATATATCTTAATACCATCTACTGTACTGTGATAATCTATATATTTTTTAAACATAGAATTCATTACATCTAAAGAAATAGTACAATATATATCATCTGCTTGTACTATTTCAGACACAAAATATTTCCATACTTTAGCAAAATTCATTTTAGATACCATATCAGGAGCAATATATAACCCTGCTACCATATAGCCATTCAAAGCACGATTAAATCTATAAAATAAAACAGCTTCTCCTTCTTGTATTAAACTACTATGCGCAAATATCATTATAAAATCTCCACTACAGCAGATGAAAATGTATTACCCATACCAGCTCCTAAGCTAAGAAACTTACCAGATTCTTCTTGTACTGCTAATGCTGTTTCTACAGCAGTAGACACTCCCATAGTATGGCCAATGCGTAATTTATAGTTAATTGTTTTAATATCTCCAAATATATCTTTAATTAACTTACTTTCTATATCATTATCATTTGAAAAAGTACTATGAGTTTTTATAAAATCAATATTATCTGTATTAACTCTAGTCATTACTTTTTTATATCCAATGCCTTCACATGAAATACCTAATGGAGACACATGATATTCCGCTGCTATATGTATATCTTTAATTTTAGCTAATACATTGTTGTTTGTATTGTAATTACACGATTCACTTTCAAATACTGATATATTGCATGCTTGTCCTAAGTGAAATTTAATAATATCTAAGTTATCTTCTTCATTAGCTAATTTACTTAATTCATGTTCGCCAAATACATGTAAGTATTCTTCTGAAAGCCCATTATCTACTGCGATAACTACAACTGCGTCAAGACGCTCTAATTGCAATAAAGTGTAAGCAGTATACCAAGCAGAATGCCCACTAATACAACTTACACTATCTGTTGATATGTAATCAAAAGATCCTAATTGACTAGCTAAATATCCAGCATACACTTGAGTCACGGCCATAGGTGCTACTTTATACACCGGATATTGATCAGTTCTAGGAACACATGTTTCATACCCCATCCAACAAGTATTGCCTGAAGCTAATATTAACCCTACTTTACGCGTAGGATTAGCTAATAATTTTTTAATATAACTTCGAGTTCCAGGGGTAGCTCCATGTCGGCCTTTAAGAACATATTGAACTAATTCGCTGGTTACTAGTTTAATTCCTTTTGCAACTAATGCACCTCCTCCATTTCCAACTTGATGAACATAC